TTATAATAAGAATAAAAATTTTAGAATATGGCATCAAATGCAGTACCATCGGAATTTGTCAGTAGAGTTGTAGGTTACAACCTAACGGCTGGAGACTTTTCAAATGTAACTCCAAACTTACCTCAGAAGGTGTTAATTCTGGCAGAAGGTAATACGGCAAATCAAGGCAGTATGCCGTCTGTATTAACTCAAATCACAAGCGATAAAGAAGCTGGAGAGTTGTTTGGATATGGTTCTCCTATTGAGTCTATTGCTAGAATTTTATATCCTAATTCGGGTATTGGAATAGGAGGTATTCCAGTTTTTGTAGGCGCACAGGTAGAACCTGTTGGGGCGGCTGCTGAAACAATCGATGTAACCGTAACGGGTACGGCTACAAAAAATGCGACTCATCAGTTAATTATTAATGGTAGGTCCATTATAGACGGTGAGAGATATTCGTTTAATATAGCGAGTGGGGATTCTCCTACGGATATTGCGGGAAAAGTAAAAGACGCGATTAACAACGTACTACGGTCGCCAGTTACGGCGGCTAATACTTTGGGAGTTGTTACAGCTACTACTAAATGGGCAGGGGCTACGGCCAATGATGTTATTATAACTGTTGATACGGGAATCGAAGACGCTGGAATCACTTACTCTGTTTTAAACGCCGTGTCTGGAGTTGGTTCGCCAACTGTTACGGGTGAATTGAATAAAATGGGAGACGAGTGGTTCACAATTGTTATAAGTGGTTACGGAATGGATGTAAACACAATGGCAGAATTAGAAGCGTTCAACGGGAAGCCAGACCCAGCATTACCAACGGGTAGATATTCTGGTATTGTTTTTAAACCATTTATTGCGATTTGTGGAGACATTTCAGACAATGCTAGTTCAATTACTGATTTAAGATTAGACGAGTTAACTATTGCAGTTGGTTCAGCTCCAAATTCAGAAGGTATGCACTACGAAGCTGCTGCGAATTATGGAATGATGTACGCTAGACAGGCGCAAGATTCTCCAGAGAGAGACATCGCGGGTATGGTGTTACCAGATATGCCATTTCCATTAGATGGGGACATTGGAACGATGAGTTCTTATTTGAACAGAGATTTGTATGTTAAGAGTGGATGTACCACGGTTGATAAGTTTGGAACAGATTCATATAAGGTTATGGATTTTGTTACGACATACCACCCAGTAGGCGAAACACCTCCATCGTTTAGATATGTAAGAAGTTTGACGCAAGATTTCAACGTTAGATTCGGTTATTTGTTATTGGAGGAAATTCACGTAGTTGACCATGTTATTTCTGACGACAATGCGCCAGTAGTTGTTTCTGGAGTTATTAAGCCTAAAATGTGGCTTGCGATTCTACATACATACTCAGACAATTTAGTTGCTAGAGCGTTAATCGTAGATAGTACATTTATGAAAGACAGTTTAGTTGTTTCTTTAAGCACATCGAATCCAGAGAGACTGGACACATTTTTCAGATATAAACGTTCAGGATTTGCACGTATTTTATCGACAACGGCCGAGGCTGGTTTTAATTTCGGAACATTATAAATTTTAAAAAAAATTAAGTATGGCAGTTCATGGCGATATTATAGAAGTAAATTTTACACACCCTACGGTCGGGGACGGTACTTTATTTCCAAAGGCAAACGAGGAATCTACTATTGATCTTGGAGGACTGAGAACAAATGACGATTCAAATCAGATAACCGCAAACGGAAGTTTAATCGTTCAGAAAAACAGAACGGTTGCATTTGTTGAGTGCGTTATTGAAAATGACAATAATCAAAGAGAAGATTTAGACAAGGTTGTGCAATTAACTGAGTCTCCTATATTGGCTAATTTTACGTGGACCCACGTATCAGGTGCTATTTATTCTGGAGACGGCGTACCAGTTGGAGACATTCAAGCAGGTTTAAATGCGGGAACGTTTACTTTAAAGGTAAATTGCTCAACTATTACTAAGATTCTCGGATAAGAATTTTTTTAATTTAATTTAATTCATTTCATTTCATGGAACAAAACACAGAATTTTTCGAGGACTCGGAACAAAGCGTAATTTCTCACGAAATTGCAGAAAAAGAGGTTAAACAATGGCTCGCTAATAAGGGTATTAGAAAGCGAAAAGTTGAAGAAAGCGCCGACACTATCGAAATATTGGTAGAAGCCGTTCAGGATGGCGATATATCATTTGGAGACGATGGCAGGATTGAGCAGTTATTATCTCATCCGATTGGCGACAATGCAGATATTAAAAAACTTGTGTATAACGATAGAATTAGTTTACAACAAGTAAGGGATAAATTAAAGGGGTTGAAATCGAATGATTTGGACGGTCGGGTTTTGGCCTACGTAGCAAGTGCGACGAATAAGCCGATTCCGTTGTTAAATAAAATTGATACCTCAGATTGGAGTTTAGCCCAGTCGATTGCGGTTTTTTTTATGTAACTGATTCGAGTGACATTAATAATATTCTAACAGCTATGGCCGTTAGATTTAATTGGACACCATTTGAGGCCGAACGATTTTTTTTAGACGAAAAAGATGCGTTTGGCCTTTTTTATTGGAAGGAAATTTTTTTAAAACAAGATAAACAAAAATAATTGTCTAAAGGATTAACGATACCAACAATTTTTAAAGCGATAGACCGTTTTTCTGGTCCTGTTCGACAGATGGAGAAATCCGTAGGGAAAATGAGCAAGAACGCTGAGGCTGATTTGGCTCGTTTAGATAGGCGAATGAGAAATAACGCCGCCCGTATGGGTAAAATAGGCGGTAAAATGATGATAGCTGGAGCCGCAATAATAGCCCCACTAGCGTTAGGAGTTCGCGAAGCTATTAGATTTGAGGATCAATTATCAGATGTTGGAAAAACTACTGGATTATCTGGTTCAGCTCTGGAGAAATTCGGAGACGAACTATTAAATATCGGTAAAAGCTCAAGAACTTCGATAACTGATTTGGTTGCCATTGGTAAAATTGGAGGTCAATTAGGTGTAGCTGAAAATGAATTGGTAGCATTTACAAAATCTGCGGATTTATTTTCAATTGCGATGGGTGACGATTTCGCTGGGGGGACTGAGGAGGCTATTCAGCAGGTTGGGAAATTAAAAAATTTATTTAAAGAAACTAGGGAAATTAAAATAGCTGAATCAATTAGCCGTACAGGTTCGGCAATAAATGATTTATCCGCAAAAGGGGCGGCTACATCGGCAAATATTACAGATTTCACATTAAGACTAGGTGCATTGCCAGACGCCTTAAAGCCTTCAATTTCAGATACAATTGCTCTCGGTACATCACTTGAAGAACTTGGAATTAATTCGGAAATCGGGAGTAGAAGTATCTCTAAGATTTTAGGAGTTGCAGGAACTAGGATTGGTAAATTCTCTAAACAAATGGGAATTTCAGCAGAAGAAACTAAAAAATTATTAAATAACTCACCCGTTGAATTTTTAAAAACTCTAGCGACTTCATTTAAAGGCGTGAAGGGTGACCAGTTATCTGTTCAATTAAAAACTTTAGGAATCACATCCGATGGGGCTAAGAAAACAATAGGAGCATTATCTAGCAGCACCGAGAGACTTACAGAATTGCAAGGGCTATCCTCTGATGCGTTTAAACTGAATACATCACTAGCACAAGAGGCCGCGACTAAAAATGAAACAATGGCCGCTAAAATGCAAATGATGAAAAACCAGATTCAAGGTTTAGCCATAAAAGTAGGTCGTGCACTTATGCCCGTTTTAATTCAGTTAATGAAAACTATTACCCCAATGATAGAAAGGTTTTCCAAGTGGGTTAGTAATAATAAAGAGCTGTTTGGTACTATTATTAAGGTCGTTGCTGTTGTAGGTACGTTGTCATTGGTTATCGGAGCTGTTTTAAAAGTAGCGCTACCGTTAATGCAAGCATTTAGATTTATTAAGATTGCGATAATGGCGTTATTAGGTCCAATAGGATTAGTAATTGGTGGAATTGGTTTATTGATTGGGGCTTATGTTTTATTAACGGGCGGAACTCAGGAGGTTACAGCAAAACAAACTGTTTTAAATGAAGTAAACAATAGAGCTAATTCTATTGCTGCTGAACAGATTGCAAGCTCGATGAAGCTATTTATACAATTAAGAACTCTAGCAGAAGGAACTGGAGAATACAACAATGTTTTAAAACAATTAGATCAGTTACAACCTGGTATTATTGAAAAATTCGATTTACAAAAAAAATCAGTTGAAGCTATTAATTCTGCTGAAAAAGAATTGATTGAAACAATAATGAGAAGGGCTAAAATACAAGCTACATCAGAAATATTTTCTGAAAAATTTCAAACAGCACTAGAAGCGTCTTTAGCTTTAAAAAGCGGAGATAATTCTGCTGATTTAGGAGCCGCTAAAAGTGAATTAGTAGCTGTAAGTGAATTATTTTTTAAACAACAAGGTTTAGATAGCGGTCAAGCAAATGAAGCTACTAGAAAATTAATACAAGACTTAGACCTTACGTCTGGTTTAACAAATCAAGCTACAATAGATGAAGAGGCTAGAGTTAAGTCTTTAACTGTTGACGAAAGCAAAAAAGAAGAGACTCAAAGAATAATAGATGCAGGAATACCATCATCAAACACCCAAGCAACGGTTAATATAAAAATTGAAGGTTTACCAGACGGCGCGACTGTATTACAAACGGCTGGAGAAAAAGGATTAAAAGTAAATACATCAGTATCAACAACGAACGGAGTGGCTAGTATTTTGGATGACATAGATAATTTTTAAAAAATGATAGACCTATACATACGAGAGACGGGGGACGGTGGTGACGCTGTTTTATTTGGCAACGATTTTAAAGTTACCAAGGGTTTTCATAATATGCCATATTTTGGAATGTTTGGCGGGAACTTAAAACAGTCAACCAATGGAAATAGAGTTATTGAAGAACAGGCGTTTGATTGGTGGGGTAATTTTTTACTAGAACCAACAACGCCTAAAGTATGGGTTAATTCTAAACTCGAAAATCTATTAAATGAAATTGA